ACGCAGTTGCGCATACTTCACGGTGCTGGATATCGTGTTGGCGTTGGCGAGAGCGGTCTCAATTTCCAGCTTGCTCGCATCGGCATTGTCGTCATAGCTAGCGATCGCCTTGCCGACGAATTCGATGGTGAGCACGATGTTGCGCTGCTGGATCCGGTTGGCGCCGCCGATGGTGTCAACGGTAATGTCGCTACTGTCCACATATATACGCAGGCCCGGCAGATCGGCATCCTGCAGCGGATACGCGCGCGACTTGTAAACGCGCGCGCCGGTGGTGGTGAGGCCGGTCAGCAGCGTGGCGGCTGCATCGCGGACTTGTTTATCGATGTGGCTCATTGTTTTTCAAGCTGCAGCAGCACCACTGCGCCGTCATCCTGCGGCTGGCGGTTGCGGATTTTGTAGGTGATGCTGTTCACCACCAGGGTGTTGCCGATGCCGCCCACCGGGACATCGCTCGCCGCGCAAAGGAACACCGGATTGCTGCCGGCAACGCCATTGAAATCGACGTACTCGGCATCGAAAATTCCGTTGACGGTGGTGCCGCTGTTGTAGTTCGCGGCAATAGCATGCTCATCGGTATTGAAAAATACCCTGAGGTCTTCGGTGAACATGGTCGGCGGTTAGCGCGTAAACAATCCGCCGACGGCTTGCTTGGCGGCCTGGGCTTTGCTGCGCACGGGCGCGGGCTTGTCAGGCAGCAGCTCGCAGTATCCGTTAGCGATCAGCCAGTCGCGCTGCGTGCCGCTGGGCGTGATCTCGTCGCCCACGCGATAGTGCTGCCACGCGAGTTTGAAGCGTACGGTTACTGGGGTGCCGGACATTGGTGTGCCTCCGTTTGCCTGATGCGTGCCAAGGCCTCATCAACATGGCCTACGAGCGCCATCACCATAAAGAGCAGCGTGGCGAGCAGGATCCCAAGTTTGAGGTCTTCGATCATGGCGTAGTAAAGTGTTTCGACGCAGCTACGCCGTTTTAACTTGCCCGCGGTCGTCAACGTATTGAAACCGTTTTTCGGCGTCCGTCTCTTCGACATCTTCGATGTAGGCATCAACGAACTTAAACAGGCCGTGTCGTTGTTTACTCCACTCGTCCCAGGTTACCCGTTGATTGGCCATTCCTGGTAGCGGGCCCACAATAATTCCGTTTTGCTTGAATAACGCCACGGATTGAAAGAGGGTATCTTTGATACCTCTGCGTCCGTTGTCGCCGATGCCAATAAACTGCACACCGCGTTCGTTTTTTACAGGGCCACTGATGGTTACTGCGTGCAGATATTCAAACCCGTGGCCGTCTTTGACGTAGTGCGAAAACTCATAAGTAATGCGCATGATTACAGTCCAGCGAACCGTAACTGCACATCAGCCGTCGATGTCAATGTCACCGCATCATCGGTGATCAGGTAGTAACCCAAATTCACGGTCCCAGTAATGGGCTTCATCAGGACTGTCGGTTGAGCCATTTTCGACTTCGCTGTGCCGTGCGACATATAAGCTGACCAAGACAGCGGATCAATCTGTTTTTTAACCAGTAACGCATCCGCAGCGCTGAGCGAATAAGCGTCATTGTCGTTCAGTAAAGCCGCGGGCGTCCCTCCAAAAATCACCATCCGAATCGTGGGCTGGACTGCGGCTTTAAAAATGACCTGCACAGTGACCAGCATGAAGATCGCGTCGGCCACCGAGGCCGCCGCGATGGTACGGTACCCGCCGATGACGTCCCCGGCTGCGTAGGATCCATTGGTTGTAGTCGGACTGTCGGCTATATCGAAGCCCAGTACGTCGCTGCTATTGCCACTGTCGTCGGTCAGTTTCCAATCCAGCAGGGCCCCGTTCGGCGCGCGTTCTTCGACTATTTTCATGATTATGAACTCCTTGAAATCGTGATGGAAAATGTCGCCGGCGTCACCACGTTGCTGCCGCCGTCGTAGGCAATCTCGATCACCTGGCCGGCAGTGACGGTGTTGGCCGCGGTGGGCGCGACGCTGACGCCGGTACCCGCTACTGCAGTGACCGCCACTTCGAAAGCTGGATGCGTGACGGTGGCCCCGGCGATTTTGGCGGTGAGCACGGTTTTGGTTCCGGCGTTTGCACTGTGATTGACCACGGCGAGCCCGATAATGGCGCCGTCGAACGGGCACACCACATACGAGCTGCCCGCCGTGCCGATGTCGGAGGCGTAGGTGGTCAACACGTCGCGGCCGAGGATCTTGCCGCCCGACTCTTCGTTGATGCGGGCGCCAGATTGCACGGCGATATTACCGCCGGATTTGACGATTATGACCCCACCGCTTTCGACTTCCAGCGAATCGCCGGCCATGCCTTCATGAATTTTGCTCATGCCGAGGCTCCTTTTTCAACCAGCACGGACGGGTGCCGGCTGTGATCGTAGCGGTGCTCGATATCGTCGGCGCAGGGCAGCGCCGCGCGCTCGGTGAAACTCACGTGCATTTTGCCGCGGCGTTTTTCAAGCTTCACGTCGCGCGTGTCATAACCATAGAGCCGATCGGACTGCGGCATGCAGGCGTCCATCAGGCTCGATGCACGCGGAATGCAGAGCTGGATGCCTCGCGCTGCCGCCAGGCCCAGCCAGAACTCGACGCAGCCACGCCCTTTTTCGGCGTCGTGCGCTTTGGGGTAGGTGAAATCGAAGCCGAAAATGCTGATTTTCTTGACCCCGATATAGATGGCATACGCCACGGCGTAGGCGCTGGTGCTATTGAAATATGCAAAATTCGTGTTGCGGATCACCGCCTGCAGCGGAAATTCCACTAGCCCCGGATAGTCGGGATGCAAGCGGCTGGTATAGATGGGGCCCGGATGGCGCTTCATCCATTTAAGCATCGCTGCGATATTGCTCTTGGGGCGCGCATCGGCGCGGATCTGCTGGATCCGCACGTCATCCATGTGGAACACGCGATCGCACGCGAGCACGTCGCCCAGGCCATTGATGCCCCACACTTCGTCGCAATAGGCGCTGCGCCCGCCCAGGGTGCGCGCGATGTAGACGAACTCAGAGAGCGATGGGCCAAGGCCGAGGATGGCCACATGGCCCGGCACGTGGCTCGTGGCTCGGGGTTCGTGGGTCAGAGCGCGCGGCTTGCCGCGTACCCGCTGCGGCTTATTCGGCATTGGGCGTTGACGGCATGGGTTCGGATGGCATTGCTTCGGATGACATCGCTTCGGACGATATCGCTTCGGATGGCGTTGCTTCGGATGGCCTGGGCTGCGGTGGTACGAGCTTCGGGCCACCGTTTTCGGCGGTAACCATTCCTTCAGCGATCCAGACTTCCCGTCCATTCTCATCGCGGCATTGATAGCAGCGCATGCCTTTAAAGCGCTCCCAGGTCCCTAGGATTTCGTGATTCTTTCCGCCGCATTTGATCTTGCGACCAATCGCAAATTCCCAGGGCTTATCTGAGATTATTTCCTTGTCCACCCACATTGCGGGATATAAGTCGTCGCCCTTCTCGGTGCGCACCAGATAATGTTGCTGGCCGTCTTGGATTTCGCTTCCGATAACTTCGCCTTTTAGGCGGCCAGCCCAGACACGGTCGCCGTTTTTAAGGATGGTGGGCGGCTCTGGTTTGGGGCGCTTGCCTCGTGATGTAACCACGCGCCCCTCGGACTCGTATACGCAGACGATTTCATCGTCTGCGACCGGCTTTGCTTCGTCCACGTTTCGCTCCTTGGTCGTGTTTCGTGTCTCGTGGCTCGCGACGCGTGGGGTTACGACCCACGAGCCACGAACCACGAATCCCGAAAATATTACGGGTTAGCCGTCGGCGCCGCTTCGGGCGTGAACAGCAATGCCGTAACCGATACGCAGCCCACCGAAGTGGTCCCGGTGCCGACGGCATCCACGCGCACGTAACGCTTATTGCCTTTGTAGCCCAGGCGCTTGGAGACGTTCTTGCCGACCTCGCTGGTGCGCGCTGTGGCTTGCACAGGCAGGCTGGCCAACGCTTCGGTGCCGATGAGATCGGCATCCGCGATGCTGGTCATGGTGCCGGTCACATCGCCCTCGAAGGCCACCAGCGTGACGATGGTGCCGGTGGTGGTCACCGCGCCATAGCTCGCGATGAACTCGACGCCGGCGTAGCCTTTGATGTCCACGATTTTGCCGGTTTTGGTGGCATTGGCGCCAATCGCAATTGGCGCAATTACGCGCTGCGATTTGACGTTGTTGTGCAGATCTTTGCTGATTTTCATGATTTTTCCTTAAGTGATGGGTTCGTTAATCACGTGCGTCTATACGACAGGCGGTGTTACTACACCGCCTGCCCTAACCCTCCCCTGAAGGAGAGAGGACGCTACGCGGAATTACGCGCCGTAGAGCGCGGCGACGGGACCCTTGGCGGTGGTGCTGCCCAGGTCGTGGTTGACGATGTCGAAGCGCTCGTGAGAAAGCACGCCCACTTGCAGTTTTTCGGCATAGCGCTCGCGCAGCACCTGCACCATCAGGCCGCGCCGGTCGGCGAAGCTGCTGGATTTGGTGAAGTCTCCGAAGAGCGCGTTAACCTTATTCACCAGCGTGGTCAGCACCTTCGGCATGATTTCGCTGGTGAGCACGTCGTAGCCGAGATATTGATCTTTCGGCCGCCCTTCAAGGGTGGTCAGGGTGTTGCCGCCGGCGGTCGCCTTCAGGCGGTTCAACGTGACGTTAGCGAACATCTTGGAGCACACCCACACCGGATTCAGGCCCGCCCAGTCGGCCACAGACCCCATGGTGGCGGTCAGGTCAGCATTATCGTATTCGCTGAACAGATCATGCCCGGTAGCCGCCGATGCGCGCGAGGCGTAGGCAGTGGCTTCCATCAGGGTGATGATGCCGGTCATGCCGCCGTAGGTGCTGGTACCGTCGCCGATGAGCCAGCATTGATCTTCCTTGGTGGCGAAGGCGTAGGCGTGTTCCTGCGCCAGATCGTCCACCACGTCGATGATCGCATCTTGCTCCAGGTTGATGCTGATGAGCGACAAGGCCGACAGCGTCTTGGCCACGAAATTGACGTTGCCCCAGGACTTGTCGGCTGCGGTGGCGCCGGCGTTGTCTTCGTTGATGAAATACGCCGACACGCCGCCGGTGCGCTTCGGCACGGACTTGGTGTCGGTTGCCATCGGACGGCGGCGCGTGAGCCGGCGCGCGAGACCATAGGCTTCGCGCAGGTCGATGATGGATTGCTCCATTTCGTCCGGCACCAGGTAGCCGCCGGCGCTGCCGCTGTCGGTGGTCATGACGCGTTCTTGCACGTCGATGCCGCGCTCTTTGCACCAGCGCTTGGCGTCTTTGTTGCCGCCAACTGTGGCGAGCAACCACTGGCCGGAGCGGTAGGCGGCTTCGATGGCCTCCATGCGCGTGCCGTCGCTGAAAATCAGCGGCTTGGTAAATGCACGCAGCTGTGAGCCGTGACGCAGGAGGTGGCGTGCGCCAGAGCCGTAATGATCATTGCCGGGTTCGGCGGTGGGCGTGGGCTTGCTGCCACTGGCGGACAGCTTGTCGAACATGCGCGATTTGAACAGGTCCACGGTGGCGTTGGGATCCTTGATCATCTCGCGCGCGAGCTCGGGGCCGCCCAGTTTCGCAAAGGCATCGCCGGCGGCGAGCAGGTCGCTGATGCGCGTGGTCTCGCGCGACTGCACGGCGGCGGGATCATTGTCGCGGGCAGCCTTTTCTTTCGCTGCCGCGGCGTTCAGTTCAGCTTGCACATCGGCGCGGATTTTCGCTTCGAAGGCGGCTTTTTCTTCAGGTGTCATGGTGGTCCTTTTTTCAGGTTGAGGTAAAACGGGCGCAGGGTCGCCGAGCTGGCGGCCCACGCCGACCGAGGGATCGGCCGGCACGGGCACGAGGGAACCTTCGAGCGGCTCCCAGTCGGTGACGCGGTAGGTAGCGGTATCCCCATCCTGACGCTCCAGGATGAGGTCGTGGATCAGGTAGCCCACAGACGCATTGCGGCGGATGCCGTCGAGCACGTCCTGATAAATCTCTTCGGCCCGCGCGCTTTTGCCAAAGCGCGCCAGGATGCGAAGTTTTTTGTCAGCCGTGATCTCGTAGTCTTCCACCACGCCGACCTGGTCGGCCGTGTCGTGTCCTACCAACAGCGGTGCTGCGTTTTGCAAACGGGTTTTGCGAATGGACTGCATGCCCATGTCGAGCACTTCGATGCCCCACCATCTTTCGTAGGGCGCGTCCGACGCGATCGATAGCCACACGGTGCGTTTGGCCTCATCGATGCCACTGGCGCGGTCGATGGTGAAGGTGCGTTCGACGCGCTGGCCGCGCAGGGCTTTAATTTGTTGGGGCCCGTCGAGCTTGCGGAAGGCCGCAATGTCAATCGTCGTTTTCGAGTGCATGATCTTTCACCCCTCCACCAATCGGTTGAATTTCCGGCGAGGGATTCGGGGCGACTTCGAGCGCCACGTTTTTTTCCTTCGCGAGCTTTTCTTCGGCGGCGATTTCGTCGAGCACGTCTTCGAAATCCTCACCGCCTTCAGCCACCACACGCGTGCGGCTCTTCAAGCGGCCATCGACCGCTTCGAGCGCGGCACGCACTTCTTTAACCGGATCCACCCACGCCCAGCGGCGGCCCTGGAAGTAGTAGTCGTAAAGTTCCATCTTGAGCTGGATGGCGAGCTTGCCGGCGCTGATCTGCACCGGTAGCCAGTCCATCACCAGCGGGTCGTGCAGATGTTCGGACACGCAGCTCTGAATCGTCATCCAGCCGTCCCGCTCATCGAGCTCGGCGATGCGCGCGCTGCTGTAGTTGACGCCCTCCATATCGCCGCTCAAATTGTGGTACGCCACGTTCACCCCCACCGCCACTCCGCGTAAGCACGCTTTCAAAAAAGGCGCGATCGCGGCATCCGGATATTGCGGATTCCACCCCTGCAGGGTGTAACCTGGCGGCAGCACAGGAAAGGAGCCCGGCTCGGCGTCGATCTGCGGCGCGCCGGCGGCCAATATCGGCTTGCCCTGGGCATCGAACTGGGTAGCGAGTAAGGTGGGATCGCCGTCGGGTGATTGAATCACGCCCATTTGTGTGGCGCCCACGCGCGCGGCGATCACCGCGGCCTCGGCAAACGCACCGATATGCACCAGGTTCACCAGGGCGGCATACACCCACGGAATACCGCGCACCTGCTCGGCATACTCCGGTATAAAAAAATGCATGATATCCGCCGCCGGTACGCGCTCGGACTCGCGCGGGTAGCCGCCGGCGAGCCAGGTCGCGGGCTTGCGTTTCAAAATGTGATACGCCACGGGCACGCTGTTGGGGTCCAACTCGACGCCCATGTGGATAGCGTTGCCGTTGGGCAGCACTTTGTTCAGGAGATCGTCGAGCCGGTCGGCGTCAAGCACCTGCAATTGATAGCCATGCGGGCCGTAGGCGCGTCCGCGCAGGATGCGTAATAGTATCTCTCCATCCACAGCCAGCGTGCGTACCAGCAGCCGCTGCACGGCGCTCCACGACCATTTTCCGGTGATTTCACAGTTGCCTTTGCGCCCCCAGCTTTTCCAGCATGCCTCGATCTTGGCGTTGGCGGCGGTATCGAGCTTGCCATTCTTGAAGGTGGCCTTCGCCTGCAGCTTGAACGGCGTGGGCCCGGCAACGTTGTCCACCACCATCTGCGCGAAGCGGCGCGCGTATGGGTTGTTCATGCACTCCTGGCGCGATCGCGCGCGCAGGATGCGCAGTTGATAGCGCATGGTGTTGTTGATCATCGCCGTGTCTTGCGCCAGCGACGCCGTCAAGCGCGAGATCTGCGCCGCGGCAAAGCCCACGGTGTGGTTGCGCTGCGCCGGGCGCACGTAGCCCAGGCGCTGGGCGATACCGTCGAGCCAGCGCATCACAGGCGCGCCACCAGGCGGCTGGCATGGCCGGCCGCTTTGTTGTCTTCGGCAATGACCTGGCTGCGATAGTAGTCGCGGAATTTCATCAGGTCAGCCAGCGGCGTGCGTTTCAAGTGGCGGGTACCGATGGTGTACTCCTGTTGATCTACCGTCGCGCGGCCCTCGATCACGGCTTCAATCGCATCCAGCGTGATGCGCGCATGGCTGCGGTCGTCCAGATTGGCGGCCGCGTTGTATTTCGCCAGCAGGGTGAACTCGCCGCGATCTACCTCGAACGCTTCGCTACCGTAGGTGACCACCGCCACCCATTTGTAGTCGCCGGCAGTATAGGCGCCGCTGGTGGCGGCGGACACGGTGACCGCGAATTGGCTGCCGTCCGCACTCGCCACAATCGAAAAGTTGGCCCCCGCGGCACCGATCTTTTTAAACCAGTAAGTCAGCGTCCACAGCGTCGCTGGGTAGTCGGTCACGAGATCCTCGCGCCGCCATTGCCAGGTCAAGCCGGCGCGCTGCTCGATCGGTTCGTTGGTGGCGATAGTGGTCATCGACTAATACCCGTGATCCAGTTGCGAGGTGCGCGCAGCGGTGGCGGTGTAAACGTCTGCACCGGCGCGGCATCAGTTGTGGGTGGCGCGACATCCGTCACGGCGCTGCTGTCTGCCGTGTCTGCGTCCGCGCCTTCGTTGTCTGCTGCCACTGCCGGCAGCGCAAACAGCGCCTGCTGGCGAAACCCGGTTTCCAATGCGGCCCAATGCGCATCGCGCATCAAGTGCACTTTCAGCGCGCGCCCCGCGTGCAGCGCGTAGATTTCCGCGTCGAGCACTTCGTTGCGCACGCCCTTCTTGACCTGCCACACGCGCTTGCCGCGCTGGCCCCGCACCGGCACCTTCACTTCACTCATGAACTGGGTGAGGTAATCGGTGCGCACGTCGCGATACCAATGCACACGCCCTGGCCCGCTCCCCTCCAGCGCCAGCCGCCCAGGCCCTTTGTCGCCGAGCAGTAGATCCTTGGCGCGGTTCACGCCGACGATGTAGGTGCGTAGCCCATGTTTGCTCGCCTTGGTGTTGCGGTGGGTGCTGTCGATAGAGGCAGTCGGGCGGCGGAAAATTTCGCTGTCCGCCACGCTGCTACCCTTGATCGCCATCAGCTCGACTCCCCGTCCTCGCCGCGTGCGCACCCAGTGATACACCGCATCGCTTGCTGTGCCGTCTCCCGCATCAATCGATACCGCCCGCACACCCAACGCCACGCCCCACGCGTGGCCATAGGTGGTGAATACCAGCGCATCGAGTGCTGCCCACACCGGATCGTTCTTATCGACACTATTGCCCTCGATTTCATCAAACAACACCAGCCAGCTTTCCTCGCCGCGCCCCCACGCGCGCAGCACGACCGCCAGGCGGTTGTGCTGCACGTCCACGCCCATGGTCAGCACCAGCCCGCCCGCCGGCACGGTGTTGACTGGGTAATCCAGGCCGCGCATGGAGAGCGTCGCCTCATCGGCCAGCTCGCCTTTGTATTCCCAGGCACGCCCCAAGGCCGCATTCCAGAACACGATCAGCGCTTCGAGATTGCCCTGCGCCTCTTCGTGCTTGGCGTTTAAGTAGCGCTCGACCAGCACCTGCATGCGCGACTCGTGCCAGCACGCATACAGCTCGTTGATATACAGCCCCAGCACGCCGCGAAACGGCGCCTGCGGTTCGGCGCGCCCACGCTGCACCGCGAGATTCTTCTGCGCATCGTTCCAGCAAGAGCCGCACGCGACGCACACATACACGGCCGTCTCGGTCTTGGCGCGTCCAAAGGTCGGGTGCTCGACTTCCGCGCCATCCTGGTCCCAGCGCACTTGCTCCCATTCGAGCGCCTGGAACTCTCCGCAATCGGGACACGGCACCATCCAGCGATTGCGGTCGGACTGCAACATCTCATCTTCGATGCTCGACACGCCCTTGATGCTGGGCGTGCCGCCAATCAGAATCTTTAGATCCCTGAACGTCTTGCCGCGCTCTTCCAGGAGCTTGATGGCGTCGCCCTGTCCCCGCAGGTTCAGGTTGCAGTCGTCCGGCTCTTCGATGATCAAGAGCTTGGCCGAAGTGGACTTCACATCGGAGATCGAATTAGATCCTACGAACTTGATGAAGCCGCCGACGAAACTCTTGAACAGCGCCTTGATGCCCTTGGCACGGCTGCGCACCGGGATCAGCGGCGTCAGCGACGGCGTCGATTCGATCATCGGCGAGAATTTTTCGAGGTCGAAATTTCTCGCGGCGCCGTCCTTCGGAAACATGGTAATGCAACTCGCGTGGCGGATCTCCACGTTGTGCCCGAGCGTGTTGCAGATCACCGACTGCGTCCAACCGATCTGTGCCGGTTTTTGCGCGACGCCTTTCTTCACGTCGGGCTGCGACCAGCGCTCAACAAACCACTTCCAGTAGGGCGTCAGCCGAAAGCTAAAGCGCCCCTCATACGCCGACTCGACTGCCGACATGCGGCGTCGTTGTTCAGCCCACTGCGCGACCGAAATCTTCGGCGGGTTGCGAAACCCCCGGATCGTCGTCTGCAGCAGGCGCTGCGCAGAATTCATAGTTGCCCATCACGTCTCGCATCTCGGCGATCATGTCATCCAGCACCTGGTGCTTGCCGTCGGCGCCGGCGGTGAGTTCGAGCACCTGCGTATATTTGTCCGGCAGCGACACCAGCACCGAGAGCACATCATTGACATAGCTTTCGAAGGCCGGCCGGATCTCCGAACGCAATACAATCTCGCCCTCTTCGCGCCGCAAATTCAGCAGCTCGCGCCGGCAGCGGATATCGTTAAGCCGCTCGAACGACGAACCGCCCGCGCGCTTACTCACATCGCGATCGATCCACCAGCGGATCACCGCCTCGGTGTCGTAAGTGTTTTCCTGCCCGCGCACTTCGCCCAGCTCGACGACGGGCATCCCCTCTTTTTGCCAGTCGGTCAGCGAGCGCTCGGAAATCCCCAAAATTTCCGATAACTCGCGCTTGTTGACGGTGATTCCCATAGTCAGACACCACCGGCACCCTAAAGGAAGGAACCTAAGCCACTCGCCCGGCTAGATCAAAAAAGCGGTTTTTTGTTCCGCGCTTCCCAAAGTCTGGACAGGACCCGCGCTCCGTGCGCGGTTCGTTCGTTGCGCGCGGTGTCGAGGCCGGGCTGGTGTGACGGCCTGCTCGCTGGCGAAGAGCTACACGTGGTCGCCAATAAAAAACCCGGCACATCGCTGAGCCGGGTTATGTGGACGTAGTTATACCACTACTGGATTGAATCTTAAATTGGCGGAATCAATCTGTCAAGCGCCAATTAAACGGGCTAACGGCACGGGTGCTGGCGTTGGCTAGGACCACGCGATGATGCACTTGCGTGCGGCGTGCCAGCTCGATGCGCAGATCGTCGTGACCTTTCATTACCCATGCGCGGAACGTCTCATGATTCACATTACGGCGCAATCCGTGCCAGCGCCAGGGCCTGCCCTCATAAGCCCAGTACTGGCGCACGGCCTGCTGGTACCGCATGCCCACTGTCGCCAGCGCTGCCTCAGTATCGCTGGCCTCGCCGTCGAGCACGGGCATCGTGGACTCACGATAGCCACCCTCGATCACAGCGCCGTAGTCCGCAGCGCGCAATGCGCCGAACGCACAGCCCGCCGCAGCCCTCGCCCAGTTGCGCATGCGCCGAACGAAATCACTGGGTAAATCCAGACCGCCCTCATCAATCATCGCTTCCCCTTCATCAGTTGTTTTAAGTGAATTCGACGCGCCATCGTGTAGTAACGGTCTTTGCCTGGACGTGCGGGTGCAGGCGCAGTGATTGCTGCAGGCGCGCCCGAATCGAAGTGGGAATGCAGTGCCGGATCGCGATACCACGGCGCCGGAAGCACGCGCGGAAATCTCATGCCACACCCCGCTGCGTCCAGTACGTCCAGTACGTCCAGTTGAAAATACGAGATACACGTGCGCGCGCGCGCGCGCGAAAAAAAAGTATTTCAACTGGACTAACTGGACGCCCCTTGATTTTTAAGGTGTTTTCGTCCGCGCAACTGGACGTGAAACCGGACGCGAACTGGACGTAAACCGGACATAACTGGACGTTTGCGTTAAATGTCATGATTGAACGACCTCAACGCGCACCCATATGCGTTCGCGCGACTCACCGCCCACGCGCTTGCGCTGCCACAGTGGCTTATTCGGATCCAGTGGATTGCGCGCGATGCGCGCCATGATGCGCCCCACGCGCTGCTGCTCGCCCAGCGTCCAGGCGCGTGCATCGAGGTGCAGCGCTTTGCCCAGCAGATCGGCCATGGTGGCCTGCGGTTGGCGCACGATCGACGTTTCGGTGTGGCCGTCGAGCCAATCGCGCATCATCGACTCGTAGGCGTCGCCAATGTAGCGCTCATCCTGCTCCACCTCAAACAGCGCGCGATCGCTGGCGCGCGCCCACCATTCAGTGCCGGCGCGAAATTCGCTTACCGCCTCGGCCCACAACTGATCGCGCACGCGTTTTAAGTCATCAACTTCGATTACCCCAGTCATCACTGGCCAGTAACGCCGGTTCCCGCTTTCGTCCTTGAGATAGGCCGAGTGATTCACGGATCCTGCAAACACGCCTTGCCGCGGTATATTGACCGGCTTGCGACCATACGGGTTGCGATAGCGATCTTCCGTGCGCGTGAAAAATGCCTTACTGCGCGAGGCGTCGCTGCGGTTATAGCCATCGAGCTCGGCCAGCTCCACGCACCACATGCCGCGAATGATGGCGTTGCCGTCTGGCGTGCCGATGTCGAATGCCGCATCAGTAAACCATGGCGAAAACAGCACTTTCAGCGCAGTGGATTTCATCACACCCTGATCCCCTTCGAGGATCAAGACATTGTCCATCTTGCAGCCTGGGCGATAGGCCCGCGCCACTGCGCCCACCATCCACTTCACGGATACCGCTTGGGTGTAATCGGGATTGGCCGCCACGCCGAAATAGGTGCCGAGCATATGCAGCAGCCGCACAGTGCCATCCCATTTGAGGCCGTCCAGATATTCGCGCACCGCGTGATAGCGATTGCCATCGGCGGCGAGCGACACCGCCTTCATTAGCGCTTCGCTGCGCACGCTGCGCAAGGCATAGTGGTGAGCGAGCCACAATTCAAGGCGTGCATCATCCAGATCGGTCCATTCACCGATTTCGCCGCGAGGGAATGGAGGCGCCGCGCGCTTCATCACCAGTCCCGAAAATTCATCATAGGCGATCACGTTGTGCCACGCCGCATCGTTGCGCAGGATCTGCACGATGTTATCCAGAACCGGCAGCAGCGCGCCGCTGGGAGCGCGCGCCAATGCCTCGCGCCAGCTTCCGTTAGCCGCCTTGAAATCCGCGTCCAGGGCATCATGCGCCTGCTGTAGCGGATCGTTCGGCGGCAGCGGCGTAGGCGGCGGCCCCGAACCATGTATTTTGTCGTTGGCCACGTTTCGCCTCAATTTCGTCGGACCACCAGCGTGGCCATTGCATATGCACGCCATCATGATGGCGCGCCATATATGCGATTTCCGCGCAATCCAGTTGTTCATGCTGCGGGATATGCACGCCGTCGCACACGGCGACCGACGCCGCCTGCAGCGCCAGCTCGCCGAATAAATCGTAAATCACGCCCCAGGTCGATTGCGCATCCGGCTGAGCGGGTGGGTGCACGCGTAAAGCACCATGCAGATCAATCACCCGCACCGCGCAGCCGCGAACACACCCAAAATCAAAAACGCCTGGAGCATATTCGCGCGGGCGCAGCGCCAGCATTGGCACTCCGACTTCACGCAGCCAGCGTGATTCATAAGGCCGCGCGCTACGGCCATCCTGCAACCACACCGAGCGCTCCAGCTTCATCCGCGTTGACGCCTCGCGCCAGTCATCACCGAACAGCACATCCACATTGAGGGGATGCCATCCCGCCCGTCGATTATCGAGTAGCGCTTTGCCGAACGCGGGCAGCTTGAGCTTCGTCGGTCGTGGCTTCGTGTTCAAAACGGCATTGCCTCATCTTGGAGCAAGGCGATCGATTGCTTCACCACGCACAGCGAGGATTGCGACATCGCATTGAGCGAATCCAGATCGATGGTTTCGAGAAAAGCATCGAGCGCCGCTTGCACATGCCCGGCCAGTACAGTGACTCGCCCTGGTTTTGGGAGCGAAGCCGGCGGCGCCAGGAGTTTACGCGCCACATCAGCGAGGGTGGTTCGTGGCTGGCGCTTCTTGGCCTGGCGCAAGAGCGCGCGATTGCCCTGGAATTTTTTGCCGGGCTTGCGCCGTGGCGCCGGTGCGCCTTTCTTGAATTTCACGAAATCCACATTGATCGAATAACCGCCGCCAGGACTCAGCATGAACTCGCCGCGATCCACGCGTTGGCGGCAGATCGTATCCACGAATTTCATATCCAGCCCGGTACCTTCCACGATGCCGGGCTTGGTGATGCCCGAATTCTCCTGCACACACTCGCGTATAACCTGTGATTTGCTCATATTGCCTCCTTAGAAAAAGCCTGGCCTATGCCAGCGCAGACCCGTAGCATAGGTCGGAGCGGCGATCTGGCCTGAACCTGCAGATCGGTTCTTGCGCCTGGCGGTGCTCGTGCTGGCGTCCGCCTGTGCATCGGTGACTGCATCTGTGTGCGCGAACACATGCATACATACTCCGCAGGTATAGGTGCGCGCCGATTTGTGCAGCCGCGCGCTGCCGCATTCCGGGCAACGCAGCCTATTCGGATCTCGATCGCTACGCACAAACTTTTGGTGCGCCGGCTTCACTACTGAAGCCGCCTCTGTTGCAACCTCGCCCTCGGCAAGCGGCGGTTCGACATAGCGGTAATCGGCATAGATCGATTGCCGGCCGTGCTTGCGCTTTAATATCTTGACCTCCTTGCCGCGCGCTTCCATTTGGCCCGCCATGGTGCGGCAATTGTCGGACGGAACCTTGAGCGCTACGCCCATTTCACGCGCGGTATGCGGCCCCCAGGTCTTGAGCAGCTCGCGAATCCTGTCCGACAGGCCGGGATAAAGACTGCCACGCCGCCCGCGCTCCTGCGCGCGTGTGAGCTCTTCGGGCTTTAGCTCGTGATGGCTCATTCCAGGCCATCCTTGGCCAGAATCGCCGCGACCATTTTGAGATAGCACTCGGTTTTTCGCGCGCCATCCCGAGCGCCTACATATTTGGCCGCGAACTCGCTCGCGGTTTGCATCGCCTTGTTGCGCGGAACGTAGCCGCCGATGCAGCGCCCCTGGGCACTCCGGCTCACGGTGCACGAGCTGCGAGCCGGCGCCGGCAGATCAGGGAACAACGGCAGCGGCGCGGTATTCATGTTTGTGCCGCCCAATAGCGCTCGCGGCGGATCTCGAGCGCAAAGCGCGCAATCCGCGCCGGCGAGATCGGCGGCTCAGCTTGCGCTACCGGCGCCGCCACCACCGCGCCACACCAGTTGCAGGGGACATTCGCCTCGATTGCCAGATCGTCGCCCTCAATCGGGCAATGGTGTTCGACCATCACCGGCGCGGCGCTCACTTCATCACCCGTAGCGGTGCCGGAAACACGGTATCCAGCCCCAGCGCCGTGGTGATGCGGCGAAGATTGTCCACGCTTGCCGTGAACTCACGTTGTAGGCGGGCGCGTTCGTCTTCGGGTTCGAGCGGCACTGGATCCGCATAGCCACATTCGCGCGAGAGGTATTGCATGGCCGCGTGACAGCGCGCCTCGCGCCCACGGCGCAGCAGCAACATAATCTGCGCGCCGGTCAGATGCTCTTTACGTTCCGGGTTCAGACAGGCGAGCAGATAGGTGTGCGCGTCCCTACATGATTTTTCAGGCCATAACACCAGCCCCACTGTCTTCGCTCCACCCAACGCCCCGACCACCTGCGTGAGCGCCTCTTCTAGCGATTCCACAAACAACGGATTTTGCATCGCTCCTCCCCAGGATGTTTAGTTAATTACCAACCCTTACAAAAAATTGGGAAGCGTTGGGAAAGCCAACGCGCGGATAAAAAAATACACTGTGGTTTTGAGGCGGCTCACGCTGCCGCCTCTTGCTGGTCGGCGGCCGGCGATTCATCCACAGGGCACCGTTCACCTGCTAATTTGAGGAGCGCATCACCCAGCACATAGCCCGGCTGTTGCTTGCCATTGCGGATGCGATTGATCGACGGTTGGCTGCTACCAACCTTCGCCGCAATCCCTGATTCGGTCATTCCCGACCGGATCAATTTCTCTATGATGTCCTTGAACATGCGCGATACTTTATCATACACGCATGTATTATTGTCAAGTCTTCATGCGTGTATTTCCCAACCTTTTGATTTTAAGGGAATATACGCATATGAATTGGATCCTAGTACGCAGCAACATCAAGCATCTGATGGAAGTTCAGGGCCTAAATGACACGACCCTGGCGGCCCTGTGTGGAGTTCCGCAGCCTACAATTTGGCGGTTTCTAACCGGCGTTACCAATTCGATGCTACTCGACAATCTGAAAGCGATTGCAGATAAATTAGACTCAACAGTTGGCGAATTAATAGGGGAAACCCCGCTTGAGATGAATGAGGATAACCGCCGCATGATCAAGGCGATGCAACGCATGCCTAAATACACAGTGCGCGGCTTCATTGCAGCAGCCGAAGCATTTCAGGAGGAGGGGAATGAACCTCCAAAAAAAACACCGATCTCACGCTAACCCCAGTAATTTGCATTTTCCGGCGCGATCGCGCATTGCGCGCATGCTCTGCTTGTATAGTTGCGCTAGCTTTGCATTCATGCTGTCGATAATCACGCCATTATCAAGCGCGCAACCCCTCGACCCAGCCCAAAACAAACGGTTGAATAGCTTCAACGGCCAAGCCCTATGCGTAGAGGTAGGCCGCGCATTGCGCAGCGATAGCCCTATGAACTACCGCGACGCAGTGGTCGCTAAGACCACAAATAACGATTGGATAGAACGCCAAGATCTCGGCTATATCACCAGTCGGCGCCTGCGAATTGGCATGCAATTGTGCGCGGTGCTGGCGGCACTTGGCGAACCTGATGTGGCCGACAAATATACATCCTCATCGGGCATCCGTTACAGTTTCCACTACCGCGCAAAAGGCGTACGGGTGTCACTCGATAATGATCGCGTGGTCAGCTGGTCGGAATGACAGATGCGAGTCGCTTTGGATATTTTCGGCGTATTATTTTTTCTCGCCGGAATTGGCAGGTGGGCCATATCATTGACCGAAGTCGGCCAACTTTCTGCGCTGCTGCTGATACTGATTGGCGCGGTGTTTCTGGTAGGCGCAGCGATTGTTTTGACCATCCAAAAAACATGGCAGCCTCCAGACTAATCGGCGAACTTACTGCCGGCTGCATTGGGTTTTGCAGCCCAGCCCTCGACTAAAAGGCACTGGGTCGCCATAGCGGCCGGCCCTCCTGGTCCGCTTCCTAGCACCGTCCTAACCAGCCCAAACGGGCTGCCGGCGCTCTTGTAGCAGAAAAATACATACACGTATTGACAATATTAAATACATGCATGTATTATCCCTCCAACTAACCCCCGGAGGCCCCATGAAAAACCAGCTCAACCCAGCCACCCCGATCTGCAACATCATCCGCGAACGCATCGAGCGCGGCTATAACGCCGACTATTGGCGCAACGATCTGACCGGCCGCAGTCAAGCGGCCTACGTGCGCAACTTCACCGAGATCAACAGCGCACTCGCTGATGACTTGTCGGCGTGCCGCACCGTGCAACGCCAGTACGCGTGGAAAGAGGTTTGCGCATGATCACCATCCGCGAACGCAAAGCGCTGCAGTACGGGCGCGACTATGCCCCTAAGCACTACACGCGCGCATTCATCATCCCGCGCCGGGCGTGGGCATGGGCGCAACTCATTTATGCAGAATGGCAGATCGGCAATTCTGACGCTGCGCTCTACAAAATGCACGCCGAGCGCGATCAGGTCAACGACGGCATCAAGGCCGAACTGCAAACGCGGCTCCAATACGTTGAGTATGCGCGGGCGCTGCGCGCACAAGTTCAGCATGAATGAGTTGATTTTGTTCGTCAGCACTTTCGTGCTGGTGTTCGCCCTCGGCCTGCAGTCGCTCAACGTCAATGGCGGCCACTACGCCGCTGCATTCCTCACCAGCTTTTTCATCGGCGGTTCACAAATGGTCCTGCTCAAACTCGGCCCCAACGCCGGCGTGAGTGAGATTGCAGCCTACCTGTTGGGTGGACCGCTGGGCATTGTGTGCGCCATGTATTGCCATCGCAAAATCGTCGGCCGTAGTTAATAAATAGTTACCGGAAACTAAAGTAGAACCTGAATTCGCGATTAATCAACTAAGGAGAACAACCGATCATGAACGCTCCTCTGGCCGCCACTGCACTGGCCACCGCACTCGATGTAACCCTCGAACACATCCCGCTCGATAACATCCGCGTTTCACCGTTGCCGGTGCAGACGTTGCGACGCGCGCGCTTTGATCCCGCGGCGCTGCTAGAACTCGCCGCCAGCATTAAAGCCCTGGGCGTGGCACAACCCATTGTCGTGCGTCCGGTGCCGGTGCAAGGTCATGTGCGCTTTGAGATCGTCGCCGGCGAGCGCCGCTGGATTGCCGCCGATCGCGCGGGCCTCGACCACGTTCCCGCCATCGTGCGCGAACTCACCGACGAACAAGCGCTCGAACTGCAGCTCGTGGAAAATCTGCAGCGCGAGGGCCTACACCCGTTAGAAGAGGGCGCGGGCTACAAACAATTGATGGATCTCAAACATGCCGATGCCGAAACCATCGGCGCGCTAGTGGGCAAAAGCCGCAGTTATGTGTACTCGAGAACCAAGCTTCTCGACCTGTGCCCCGCTGGGCGCGAGGCGCTGCAGGCTGGCACACTCGATGCCAGCCAGGCGTTGCTCATCGCGCGCCTGGGCGGCGACAAGCTGCAACGTAAGGCACTAGAGCGCCTGAACCATAGCGCACTCAGCTACCAGGCCGCGCTGCGCATCCTGCGTAATGATTTCATGGTGCCGCTCGACACCGCGCCCTTCGATCACGACGATGCCACGCTGGAAACCAAACAGCACGAGCCGCTGCCCGCATGCAGCACCTGCCCCAGCCGCAGCGGCAATGATGCCGAGTTAAACGTAGCGCTTAACGATCCACACATCTGCACCGACAAGCCCTGTTTTGACATCAAGGCACGCATCTTCTGGCAGCGGCAACGCCAGACACTCGAAGCCAGCGGCGCCAAAATCCTCAGCGGCGATCAGGCCGCCAAGCTGGCGCCCGGCCGCTATGACGGCGCGGTGAAAAACGGCTATTTGAATCTGAATGTCGAGGCCGAGGAGCTCGATTGGCCGGACGATGAGGAACCCACACAAGCCAAAGGCGAAACCACTGAAGCGTTTGAAGAGCGCTTGAATGCATGGGAAGTACACGTGAGCCCCACTCGCCCCACTTATCGCGCGCTGCTCGGCGACAACCCGCCCGGCACCGTGCTGGTCGAAGGTAAAGGCGCCGCGCTGCACGCCCTGCTGCCGTTGGCCGATGCGGTCAAGCTGTTAAAGGCCAAAGGCCACACGCCACCCAAATATTGGAGCAGCTCGCCGCAAAAGCCCTTGTTTGATGACCCCGCCGCCACCGCTAAGGCCACCGCAGAGCGCGCGCGTGAGGAAGAGCAGATGAAGGTAGAAGAAGAATACCGCGCGCGGCTCTTTAAGGCCATCTGGCAAAAATGGAAAGGTCCACTCAAGCGGCCGGATCTGGAGCGCATCGCGGGCATCATTAAAGAATACGACGGCAACGACGACGTCCTTGACGACGTGGTTCCCGACGGCTGGAACTTCGTCAAAGCCACCGAGCCCGAGCTGCTGCGCTACATCGCCTGCGTTTTACTCGTTGGTGACCTCGACGTGTATCACCATACCAAGCCCGCGCAACTGCTCGAAGTCGCGCAACGCCTGAACATCGACGCCAAGAAAATCCGCGCGCAGGTAATCGCAGATTTAAAGCCCACGTCCGTCGCACCCGAAGACAAACCCAAGCCCGCGGCGAAGAAATAATTCCCCAACCAGGAGCACAGCCATGCCGACCGCAGCAAAAAAAACCAAGCCTATCACCATCCCCACCACCATCGGCGCGCCCTTCGCCGGCGGCTTCTACGCCGGCAACATCTTTGATGCCGGAAAGCCCTACGCCCTCATTGTCGCGCCAAAGGACGGCGGCGAACAAGCCGAGATCGCCTGGAGCCTCACTGATAAAACCGTCAAGGACGCGTTGAGCTACAGCAACGGCCTCGCCAACACCGTCGCCATGGCCAAGGCTGGTAGCGCCCTGGCGAAGTGGGCGCGCGCCATCGAGATCGACAGCCACGGTGACTGGTATCTACCGAGCCGCCTAGAAGCGCTGGTGCTGTTCGGCGAACTGCGCCAGGTCAAAGCATTCGACGCCGGCAAGCCGGAGGGATTTGAAAAGTCTTGGTACTGGACCTCTACGCAGTACGCCGGCGAGGCCGGTTACGCCTGGTGTCAGCATTTCAGCTACGGCACCCAGAACTACACCCGCAAGAACTACACGTTGCGAGCCAGAGCCGTCCGCAGAATCGCCATTTAGCCATTCATCCATTCAGTCATTTAGGGGTAAAACTATGAAGCAAGAAACGATTACGCTGCCGCTCGGGGAGCTGCTTAAGCATGCCACACCCGAAGCGCTCACGCGCGAGCTGCTCGCGCGCATCATCACGCCCGCCGTGCTCGACACGACAGCCACACCGAGGATCGGCGCACCGTGGCCCGGCGGCGGTATCTACGCCGGCACGTTGCGCGGCGAGAATGGCGCACCTGATTATCACCTGATCGTGCATGGCGAAGATCGCGACGACATCAACTACAACGACGCCATGGCGTGGGCACAGCAACTGGCGACCGTTGAGCACCTTGACTGGTCGCTGCCGCGTCGTGCCGAACAAGCGGTGATGTACGGCAACGTGCCTGAGCTGTTCGAGAAAGTCTGTTATTGGTCCCGTGAGCAGTACGCCGGCGAGGCCGGTTACGCCTGGTCTCAGTAGTTCCGCTACGGCTACCAGTACTACGGCCGCAAGGGCCTCACGTTGCGAGCCAGAGCCGTCCGCAGATTAGCCATTTAACCATTCAGTAATTCAGTTTCCCCCGTCATGGCACTGCATTCCAACCTACCCATTTACCGCACGGTGCGCGAGCTGACCCAGCTCGCGATCACGGCTACGCGCAACATGCCCCGCGACTATAAGAAGACGCTGGGCGAGCGACTGGTCGGCGAGTTGCTCGAAATCTCCATGCGGGTGCTGCGTGCGAACATTGCGCGCGATAAGCGCCCGCACCTGGATGAGCTGCTCGAACGCAAGGAAATGGCGGACCAGCTTATACGCCTCGCCGTCGATCTGCGCTGCATCAGCCAGGGGCAGTATGCCCGGCTGATCGAGCTGGTCGATAGCGTGGGCAAGCAGGCCCACGGTTGGCGCAGGCATTCCGCAGCTTCGCCTGCTGCATGACCGTCAAGGCGATCATGCCCGCGCGAAAATCTAATCTGGTCGTGCCGCTGGCCACAGCCAAGGCCACCGACAAGCGCACACGGGATACCGCGGACTGCTCCCCGCCCGGTCCCCGCGCAGTTTCCCGACTGGCCATCCGGTCGGGTGACGTAGATCGCACGAATGGACGCAGTACGCCGGCGAGGCCGGTTACGCCTGGTATCAGAATTTCAACAACGGCAACCAGAACAACAACCACAAGAACAACACGTTGCGAGCCAGAGCCGTCCGCAGATTACACCGCACGCCCTGACGGGTATTCTTTTGAGCAACTGGTCGCGGCCGAGATCGACTGCCGCCGCACCAAACGCAACACGGCCGCCGCGCTTGCCTGGGAAATCGAGCGCGAGCGCAATCTCATACGTCTGCACGACGAACTGGTCGAAGGCACCTATCGTCCGGGCCCCTCGATTTGCTTCGTCATCACTCGCCCCAAGACGCGCGAGGTGTGGGCCGCCGACTATCGCGATCGCATCGTGCACCACCTGCTTTACAAACGTATCGGCCCGAGCTTCGAGCGCGCATTCATCCCCGACAGTTGCGCCTGCATTCCCGGGCGAGGCACGCTATACGCCGCGAACCGACTCGAAAGCAAGGTGCGAAGCATCACTCAGAACTGGCAGCGGCCAGCGTTTTATCTGAAACTGGATCTCGCCAATTTTTTCGTCACTATCGACAAGCGTATTCTTCGCGATCAGCTCGCGTTGCGCATCAGTGAACCGTGGTGGCTGCAGCTCACCGAAGAAGTGCTATTTCACGATCCGCGCATCGACGCACGCATCCAGAGTACGCCGGCGCTGATGGCGCGCGTGCCCCCGCATAAGAGCTTACTGAATCAACCAGGACATCTGGGGCTGCCCATCGGCAATTTATCGTCGCAGTTTTTTGCAAACGTCTATCTCGATGCGCTGGACCATTACGTCAAGCACACGCTGCGCTGCCGGCATTACATCCGCTATGTTGATGATTTCATCCTGCTCGACGAATCGCCGCAGCAGTTGAACGCCTGGCACGATGCGATTGCGGCATTCCTACCCGGGCGCTTAAATGTGCGGCTGAATCCGACTAAGACCATTCTGCAGCCGATCGCGCGCGGTATCGACTTCGTCGGCCAGATGATCAAGCCCTGGCGCCGCACGCTGCGGCGGCGCACGTTTAACGAGCTGCTCGGCCGCATCGAAGCGGCCGAAGTAGGCGACGTCTATCAGACGGCCAACAGCTACTTCGGCCTGCTGCGCCAGACCACCCACAGCCACCACGATCGCGCGCGCCTGGCGAACTTGGTGCGGCGGCTCGGGTTGGCGGTAAATCACACGCTCACAAAATCTTATCGGAAAAAAGGGACATGAGCACCGAAGTGCCCAGAGTGACCTCGCCGGCAACTATCAGCGAAATCCTAACCCGCGAGGATCTCGCCGCGCTCACCGGCTATACCAAGCCAGCCTACCAGGCACGCTGGCTGCAGCGTCACGGCTGGACCTACGCTGATTCGCGCGATGGGCCGAAGGTGCTACGCGCCTATCGCGATCAGCGCATGGGCATGGCCGCCACTACCACCAGCGGCGGCACGTGGAAACCGGACTTTTCCGTTTTAGGCTAATATCATGAGCATGAAAAAAGACTATCCACGGCTGCGCCAGCAAGGACCGCGCTACTATTATGACCACGGCGGGAAGCCGCGTAAGTGGGAGCCGTTGGGTAAGGACTGGAATCGCGTGCTTGCCCGATACAATCAACTTGAGGGCTGCGCGCAGCAAGCGGAAGGCACGATCGGCTGGCTTATCGCCAAGTTCCTGGCCACTCGGCAGGGCCTTGCCGATAACACCATGAAAAGCTACAGGAAATCAGCGGACATAGATTCTCTGGTGTTCGGCACTTGCCCCATCAAGGAATTGAAACGGGGTCACGTCTTGGATTTTGTTGACGAGTACACACGCCTGCATGGATCTCCGCATATGGCGCGAAATGCCGCGCTGTTCCTCAAAACCGTATGCGCCCACGCCCTTGACCGCGACTGGATAGAAGCAAACCCATTGGCGCGCATGAAGCTGAAAGGCGAAGCACATCGGAAGCGGTATCTGTCGGATGGCGAATTTCTGGTGATCCGCGACAAGCTGAAGCCGGTTTACCAGGTCGCCGCTGATCTGGCGTACCTGCTCGGGCTGAGGGTTTCTGGAGTATGTGCGCTGCGTTGGCAGCACATCAAGGATGATGTCTTGAGCTTCCATCCACCAAAATCGAAGAAGCCCATCAGCTACCGCCTCACCGATGAGGTTAAAGCCGTGCTGGAGCGCGCCAGAACGCTGCCCGGCAACGTTCGCGGCCTGACGGTGATTTGCGCCCGTACCGGTTCCCCCATGCCCGAATATAGCGTGTCCAAAGCCTGGAGCTATGCCGCCAAGCAGGCCGGGATAGTTGATTGCCGCTTTCACGATATCCGCGCGAAATCAGCTAGCGATGATGCAGACACCGCTCAGGGTAGGCTCGGCCATTCCAACAGCCGCACCACCGAACTTTATTTGCGAAAACCGGTGGTGGTTTCGCCGATCAGAAACGTCAAAACGGAGAGGAACTCTACGTTTCAGACCAAAAAAGCCTTATAAATCAATGCCGCCCAATTATGGCATCAAATAGCCGCGAAGTCTCTCTAACACATTGATTTAACGAATGAATAGGCAACAGCAATCTCTACGAATTACAGCACACGGTGCACGAATTCGCGCTTTAAAAATCAAGCGCTTACGCGGCGTGTAGAGAAATTTTCGACGGGTTTTTTTAACTTAGGAGGCGATCATGCGGAAGGTGATTTTGGTGGGTGTGGTTATGACGTTAAGCGCGTGCGCGGCGCCATTTGGTTGGGTTAAGGATGGCGGTGACGAGGCGGAATTTGAACGCGACAAGGCGCGCTGTATTTATGAAGCGGCTGCCGCGACGCGGGACTATAGCAGCGTGCGGCAGATGGATCTCGCGCACCTGTGCATGCAGGCTCGCGGATATCGCAAGGTGCCACTTCCCTCGCGCTAGTCGTTGCGTTGGGTTCGGCAGCCCAACCTACCGCATCAATACGGCGGCACGGGATGATCATCCCATGACTTTGCAAAAACCCATTTGCGCTTGCCGCTGGCAGGGACATAGACCAGCGCTTGGTGCCAGGTGTAGAGCGTGTCCTGCCATCGCGTCACATTCGGATAGCGGTTATCGAGCACGTATTCTTCGCCGTCGATAGTCACGCTGCAGACAGCGTGATAGCCCGGATTCTCCGGCTCTGTCCAGCACAGCCAAAGTTTCGCCGGTTCCGGCGGGCACCCCGCAGCGAGAATGCGTCTTAAATGCGCAATGCCGTAGCCGTCACAGTCTTCCCTGCCGCCGGCGTCATCAATGCCATCACACCATTTGTCCATCACGCCCCAACGCGTCATGTCTGGCGTGTAGATGATTCTGCTGTTTACTTCCGCGTGGATCGCTTTCGCTGTTGCCAGGTCGAACGTCATTTACATTCTCCCCGGTCAGAATGCTCTGCGCAGTACTGCTGCCACTGGTACGGCGTCGGCGCGTCACTGCCTAGCGGGATCGTTGATGATGCGCACCCTGCCAGCATCAATAGGCACACGAAAATAAATTTCATTGCGACTGCTCCTTCTGTAGATCGATGGACCATTGATCGAGCTTCGCCTTGTCGGCGTTGCACTCCAGGGCTGCTCGCCGTAGCGCGCGGGCCAGATCGAGCAGCTCGCCGTTGGTCAGGGCGGCAGGGAATTCAGGGACTGGGTTTTGCAGTATCAGTTCGGCCGGCGGGCGCTCGCGGATCGTTCGCTCGACGCGCGCCGTCGGGTTCGGCGCGCACGCTGGCAAGCACAGAAACAGGCACAGGCTGATCGCGCCACTCGCGCGCGGCCGGTTGTTGTTGATACACCTGGGATAGTTTGGCATTGATCAAGCCCTCCAATTGCGCGGCGGCGTTGCGCTCGCCCTGGCGTGCTGCGAGCAGTTGATCGGTACGCGCCTGGCGCTCGCGCTGCAGGTGGTTTTCGGCGAGCTGATCGTCGTTGGCTTTTTGTAGAGTGGCTACGCTGCTTTTGAGTGTGGCGTTTTCGGCGATGGCCGTGCGGTAGGTGTGGACGGCATAGGTGCCGAAGGAGATCGCGGCCGCCGCCGCGATGCCATAGATCAGCAGCTCTACGCTGAAGCCGCGTTGATGTTTTTGGAGTTTCATTCCCAACCTTGCCTACGGCTTTTTTTCGTGTCTGTTTATATTGCAGCTCACGCGATATACATGCTGCGGTTGCAGACGGCACGCGTAATATCCGGTTGCCGTATCGCCGTGTTTTACCGGCGCACTGTGCCGGCAGCTGGCGCAGGGCATCACGCCATCACGCCGCCTGCATCGACAAACGCCTGCACCAATCGGCTCGCGGTGTTTTCATGTTGTCCGTAGCCCGCACCAGGCAAACTAGCCCAAATGTTTTTGCATTTTTGCATGGCCACGCCGACGCGCCCGGCCAACACATCGGCATAAGCGGTACGCTCGCGGATCTGCTGGATGGCGTACGCATCCTGCGCCTCGGGACCGAAATCGCGCAGCCCGAGTTGCCTGGCATAGTGCGGCCAGTAGGTCGAAAGAATCTGATAACGGCCTGCGCCGTCTGATTTGAGGCCCGGCCGTAGCGTTTGCATGCGGCGCGGGTGATCGGCGTATGAATCAAACAGGATCAGATTGCCTGGCGTGCTACCGACCACGACGTTGTAGCCGTCGTCCGACTGCGCCAGCATCGCCTCGCCAATCTCGGACACCGCGAGCATGTCGAGAAAGGCGCCCAGGTTTTTATAGGCTTCGGGGTAGACGGTGCGGGTCATTGCGGCACCCCGTTCTGCGGTGCGCGTGCCGCCGCACCATGTGGCGTAATCGCGGTGCGGCGGTCGAGCAGCCACAGCAGGGCCACGCTGATCAGCAGCAGTTCATGCCCGGCCGCGGTCACCGCGGCGTTATATAGCGGCCCCACCACCACCACCAGCGCGGCGATGCTCATCGCGAGTTCGCTTAATTTATACGCGAGCGCGGTGTCTTTGGTCATGTGATTTAGAATGCAAAGGCCCCGTATTAAAAAAAATATAGCGGCCAACCACGCCAGGCCATGCGCCAATTCCAAAGCCATACTCATGATCCCCCTCCGAATTTTTTATCAGCAATGGACGGCAAGCGTGCGAACACCCAGGTCAATGCCAGGTGTGCGAGCAAACCTACGAAAAAAGCGCCTGGGGCGAGATAATCATCGCCCCAGGCCAGCGCCTTAGCGGCGATCCTCACGCCGTAGCCGGCGGTGAGCGTGCCGATGCCCACAGCCACGAACATGCGCGTGCGCGAAGGCATAGGCGGCAGAAACGACAATGCGCTGACGCTGCCGGCAAACCCGGCGAGCAGCACCGACAGCGGCACGCCGAACACCGCCACCGACCAGTCTGTGGTGATGATCGATGCCGCGCCGGCGCTGGCGCTGACTAAGAATGCGCACGCATGAAAGGCAAACAGTTCGGGGTTCATCCGCATGTTATCTCCTGTCAGGGATAGGTGAATGCCGATGAGGCCGGCGTGTAGTTTGATGTGTAATATGCGAAACCACTATTCAATCTGAATTCATCAATATTTCCGTCAACCCCGCTGCTTAATCCGGCCTCGCCCGCCGCGCCGATGACCATAGCTGCGGTATTGGAATAAATAGCCGCCGAAGAAGTCCCCAAAGACGTTACAACTCCATCCAGGAAACCATAGAAATTATTCCCTGAACGAGTCAATGCAATCGCGTACCACGTCGCCGCACTTAAAGTTCCACTATGCATAGCCACGCCATTGAACATATCAAACGTCGATCCGTTCGATGAGCAATAAAATCTAAGCGTGTCGTTGTCGAGATAGATGATCCAACCCTTATTGGTCCCCGTCTTACCGCAAACGTACCCGGCCTGAGGGACAATGCGAGGCCGGAAACGCAGCTCAACAGAAAGATCACTAGAAACCAAATTGAAAGGTGCACTGGTATCCGCCGTGATGCTGTCGCCAACTCCATCTCCGTATAGTGATCCAGTGCCAAAGACCTTTTGCGCTGTAGTTATTCCGGCACTGCCGTGACATGTCCACGCAGTTAAGCCCACTTCATCTGTGATTACGCTTGATCCGTCTGCGCCGCCGAAGTGCAACAGAGATAAAAGTGAACCGCCTCCGCCCCCGCTGCCTGCGCCCAGCAACAAGCCCAGCGGACCTGTCATGTGATTCCCGCACCGTTAATTACCCATTTCGTCGGCGCAACCTTCAGCGCGGTTGCAATGCCGTTGGCCGCTAGTGTGCGGCTGCCGGTCGAACCTGATCCCGCCAGCGTGAGCGTATCCGACGTGATGGCGATAGTTACGGTATTGATCTCGTTTACAAATGTGATCGTAGTGCCAATCTGGTATGGCACATTCGCATTGCTGTCAATTGTGAACGTTCGTGGGTTGTTGTCGGACGATGGGTGATATACATGTCCATTGGCATCGGCGAGTACCGTCGTATAAGCCGCACTCTTGCTGATCTGTGGCACACCAGGCGCGAGACCTCCCAACGCGCCGTAGGGCCCAGCGCGATGATCCTCGGTAACAGTCACCACACTTCCTGCCGTGGTGAGCTTGTAAAGACGCGCGTACTGGAGGGTGTTATCCCAGTTGGTCGAAGATGTTGACGTGCTCACTGCGCCGGTGCCGCGATGAATGACCACATAGTTGGTCGAGGCATTGGTGAGCGTAACTGTACCCGCGCTAATCGCTAGGCCTCCCCAGCGTCCGCCGAGATAACCCCAGATTAACGCGGTGGTGGTGATAGCATTTTTGGCGTAGACACTCGCCCAGTCGAGGGCCTCGAAGTCGCTGTTGACGGGCACTTCCGGACTGCCGCCGGATGCCGGCATGGATTGGAGATTCATGATCCGAGCACCTCGTCGGTTCCATCCCAAGTGAATTCATCCAGGGGGAAATGCTTTCCGCAGCCCACACAGAATGTGCCGCTATAGAACTTTGGATCGCGCGCATACGTCTCGGCAAGCGCCAAGCCCATGCGCGTGACTACCCCACAGGTTTTGTGCACATAGTTTTCGCGCACCGGGCGTATGAATCCTTTCGCGCGCTCTTCGGCAGATAAAACGACATAACCTTTCTGCTGGCCGTCGCCGCGATCTTGCGTGTGCTCGTAGTTTTCGGGTACCGGCGCGCCGTTCGTGAGCGTGCGTTGTGTGCGGTCAACCGGCGGTACATCGTTCATGATTTCTTCCTTAGCTCAAAGTGAAAAACACCATCTGTAATGCTGAAAGCCAGCATGTCGCCGCCGGTGTCGTCCACTTCCGACAGCGGAATGCGCAGCGGGCTTCCCAGCCTTTTTAAAAAGACGATCAGCAATTGATGTTTGAAGTTGTCCAACACGGCCGCGTGCAGCAGCGCAATCTCGCGCGCCAAATCGATGCCCTGCCCCATCGTTAATTCTCCTTGCCTGAACGTCCTTTTGTGTTGAGCTTTGCAGCCCAACCTACGATTAAGCGGCCATGACTAGCGGATATCCGCGCCCCACCGTCGTGCTGCGCTGGTACGCCTTGGCATAGATCGTGTCGCCCGGTATGAGGCCATCCGCTGTTTGTTGGGCGGCGGTGTAGGGCGTGGTAGGTGTCGTCAAGCCGCTGAACGTGTGTACCACCGTGGTATAGGAGCTGCTGCTGTAGATTTCCACGTCGTATAGTTCGATATCCTCGCCCAGCGGCACGTTGATACCCAGGGTGCCGGACACGCGTGTAGTTAACCTGGTGCGGCGAATGAAGCTGATGGTGGCGTTGTTGCTGGTGTCGCGCAGGATTTGCGGGTAGTAGGGCGAGAACGGTTTCAAACCGACGGCGTTATCGACAAATGGCAGCGGCGTAGCCGAACTTAGCGCGCGGCTCTTGGTGACTCCTCTAATGTAACGGGTGGCGCCGATATCCGCGTTGGTCGCCGCCACACGGCGCAACCCAGCGGTGCGCAGCAGCACGGCGCGCTCGCCGGCCACATGCCCGGTCATGGCCCACTCGGTACCGCGTCCGCCGCGCAATAATCCGCTCAATATATATTCGCCGGCACTGACCAGGGTGGCGGTGCGAAACTGGATGATCTCGCTGCCGATGAGCATGGCGTTTACGCTGAGGCTTGCGATCACGGCGGCATAGGTGCTGCTCGACAGCGTACCGGCGCCCAGGTTCACTGTGACGGTGTTCATCTCATCGAACACGCGCGGGCCGCTCCAGTCGCCCAGGATGGTGCTGCAACTGCCAAATACGGCGGACTCATCCACTGTCGTTTGCAGCCCGTAGGTGACGTCGTCGGTGCTGGAGAACACCGCAGCACCCTGCCAGGGCGTGGTGCTGCCCTTGGCGGCGACGTAGTAGCCGGCGTCGTTGTCGGCGTCCTGCAGGATGGGAATGTCCATCAGCCGTAGCGCCGTGTCGCCGATGGCCGCAACGGTGGTGGTGCTGGTGTAATCGTCCGCCGTGGTGCCGCTGGTAATCAATGCGGTGGCGTCGTCGATCACGGCGCGATAGGTCAGCAGCGGGTAGCTGTCGGTTTTTTCCACCAGGCGCAAGGTGAACGTGCTGCCGTCCGGCCCAGTGACCACCACGCGGTCGGTCGGCTCGTACGCGCAGTAATCGCCGAGCAGTGCAATGGTGGTGCCCACGCTGCCGGCGACGCGATCGAGCGCCATGGTTTCGACCACGCCTTGAGCGCGCGCGGCGGTGAGGCCCAGTGCCATGGTGCGTGATTCGACCGTCTCACTCGTAGCGGTGACGAGCCGGTCGCTCATCACCGTGCCAGGCTGATAGTCGTTGTCCAAGTTGACGAAACTTAAACTGATGTGCGCGGGGATTTCCAGATCGTTGCCCTGGCGCAGTGCCAGCGGTTCGGGTTGCTCGCCGCCCATGCTCGCGCCGAGGTCGAGATAAGGTACGCTGCCCACGGTGGCGGCGCCGCGCGGCTTGAAATAGATTTTGTCGGATTGCACCGACTCAAAATAAAAGGCGGCCTCTAACATTTCAATCACCGAGCGGCCGGATGAAATCTGATCCCATGCGAGGCTGTCCACCTTGTCGGTGATGGTCGAGAGCGCGGTAACATCGATCTGGCCGGCGGTAACGCCGCAGCGCAAACAGATATCGCTCACCACGCTGGCCACAGTTGGCGAGGCGACAGTGACGCGCGTAAGGTCGAGCGCGATGTTGGTCATGACATCTGCGGATGCCAGCGTTGATGAAACCGCAGTGAACACGCCGCCGCCACAGGCCACTCGCCGCCAGTTACCTGTCGCAGCCGCGAGCGTTGTCCAAGTAACGCCACCATCAAGAGAATACATAGAGATATTCGACGCCACTGCCATCACCACACCGTTGCCCGCCGAAACACCTAACCATGTATCCGTGGTCGCAGGCGTGCGCGAGGTCCACGTGACGCCGCTATCGGAAGAGGTCATCACGTAATGCGCTCCACTGCCTACAGCGACATAATTGCCAGACGCATCATCGAAGCATACTTTTTGCCATGTGCCGGTAGGAACCCCCGCGCACGCCGTCCACGTAACACCCGCATCATCAGAATACATTGCAGCGTTTGTACCCACGGCAACAACGCGGGTCGTATGTGCGCAGCACCCGTTCCACGATACTGCGTCCTGCACTGCGCCATGCCGCTCTGTCCAACTGCCCCGCACTTCAGAATCTGCCGGCGAGGTAAATACTTCGCCGCCTCCAGCCGCGTAATACCCACCGACGGCAACGAACGTGCCTATGTGCGGGCTGAAACAGACATCTTTCAAATCAACAGTCAGGTTGGGGTCAGCGGTCACGGATTGCGTATGCCACGTTATCCCATCGGACGACCACTCAGTTGCGGTTGAGTTGCCATATACGCCACCTACGGCCACAACATGCCAGAAGCCGCAAGCAACCGCTTGCATATCATTCGAAAGGGTCTTGCGCAGCGTCCACGCAGATCCATCACTGTTGGAAGTCATGATACCGCCAGCTCCGCCATTGGCGCCGACCGCCACAAACATATTGCCGTACGCGTAACAAACCCCATTCCACCCAACAGAGGCATCGCCAGTGTGCGTGACCCACGCCGTAGGCGCACTACTCGCCGTCCCGTCGGCCACCACCTCGAAATTCAGATTGCGGATCTGGCCCGACGTGCCGAGTTTCCAGCCCTGAATGAATACGCTTGAACGCCCGCGAAGCGCCACGGCATTGGTGGCGCCGACCGCTGCCTCATAGGTTGGATCCGGCGTCTGGCTCGAACTGCCGGAATAGAATGTGATGCGATCCCACCGCCCGGTGTCGGCGCTCGCGGCGAGTGTGCCAAGGCTGGCATCGTCCGCCGCGCTCCAGATCAGCGTGCCATTTTCCCAGATGCGCCGGATCCCGATGCATTCGTTATCGGCGAGCCCAAACCATACATCCATCTGGTAGGTGATATTTTCGGTAAAGGTCTCCCCGCCGCCACCTCCGCCTTTGCCGCCACCGCCGCCGCTCACCGTCCAGGTGGTGATGGGTTGTAGATCAGAGTGCCACCAATCCTGTGCCGCCACGCGCGCCCTGCCACGGATGTAGGGGATGCACTGGCCGTAGTCGGTGCCGGTAACATGCAGACTGGTGAGTTGATCCTGGACTTTGTAGTCGTTGGGCTTTTTCGGCGGCGCGATGACCGACTGCAGGCCCGAACCGATGGAGTAACCCAGGGCCGCGCCCTGCGGCGATTCGGTGATGATGCCGCCGATGATGGCGCCAACGATGCCACCGATACTCATGACTCAACCCCTGGCAGCGAATAGGCGGCCACTACCCGGCACACGCGCGATACCATCAGCCGTGTCTCGATCACGCGCGGCGGCTGCGCGGTGTTGGCTGCGTGAATCAGGCTCAACCCGCCGTGCAGATAATCTCCGAGGATTCCCAGATGCTGCGGATGGCGGTCGGTGATGATACAGATCGCGTCACCCGGCTGCATGGCGCCGATGGGGATGCGCGTCATGTACTGGTCGCACTGCTTGATCATGCTCAAGCCATCGGGGATTTGAATATAGGGCTCGACATCCCAATCCGGCGCGCACAGGCCCAGCTCGCGCATGACGCAAATGATCAGCCCGGCGCAATCGATGCCGATGCCCGGCTGGCGCTCCAAGTGATGCCAGGGCGTGCCGAGGTAGGAGCGTGCTACGCGCACGATGTCTTGGCGGCTCATACATTCACCAGCACGCCCTTGGTGAGCGCATCGAAGCCCTGGCGGTCTTTTTCGCCGCCGAAGTTAGCCAGGTTGTTGAATTTATTTTTGCAATCCTCCTCCCAGCGCTTGCGGCAGCCGACCACGGCGGTGAAGGTGTCGCCAATGACCACGGTGTGCAACATCGCGCGCGCGAGCTGAAATGTTCCATCGGCGGCGTAATAGGATACCTTGGCGGTGAGGCCGGCATTCAACCCGGTCAGCCAGATCACCTCGCCCTCGCCAAAATAATCAGCGGCCTCGGTACGCGCACTATCCCGAAACACCTGGTTACTGGTGACGCCGGTGACGGCGGCCGACACGGTAAACGGCGCGCCGCTGATGGTCTTGCGGCACAGTCCGCCGGTGTATTTGGTGGTAGAGCCCAGGCGATACCTGCAGGTGCGCTGCGAGGCGCTGCCCACTGGTTGCTGCAGGTACTGGATGAGCGAGCGCAACTCGGCGGTGACGATATTCAGATTGATGCCGAGCTCGCCCAGGGTGCCGGCAAGCAGCGTGTCGATGCCATCGCTGATGCTGGCATAGTTGTAGCGGAAAATCGTAAAGGCGGCGTTGCGCCACACGCCCGACAGAATATCGGCAGTGGTGAAAATGCTGCCGTCGTGCAGGGCTTTTAATTCGAGATTGCCCACGGCGAGGTTGGCGGCAGTGACGATGCTGGTGACATCGAGGCCCGGATTACTCTTGTAGAGTACACCCGAGATCGTGTCGTCGATGTCGTGCGAGGTGAGCGCCAGTACTGTGGCGTCGCTGCGCGTGATGCGTAGCGCGGTGGCGAGCGTGGTGCTGCGCGTGGCGACGTGAGTCGCCAGCGCGCTGGGCAACGATTTCACACGCGCACCTCGATGATCGGGATCGCACTCCAATCGTAGACCGCATAGCTCATCCACACCGGCAGCATCTTGTCGGTGTTAAAGCGCACCGGAAAATCGAACTCGCCGGTCCAGCTCGTAGGTGAGGCGCCGGAGACTTTGGTGATGATGCCGGTGGTGGTATCCAGCGTGTAGCTACCCCCGCCGGCAATCACCGCGCCGGCGATCGGCTTTTGAATTTTGCGCGCCATGCTGATGGCGCCGATGGTGTAGGTTTTATACATCTGCCAGGTCGTGCCCGACAGCGCGACCAACGTGCCCTGGCTGCCGGTGGCGGTGTAGTCGTTGTAGTTCTTAAACCGAAAGCCGTGGTGCATGCCGGCCACCGAATGGAAAAAGGCCAGCAGGTCATCGAGATCGGATTGCGATTTGACGCCATGCGAGACATCGCCCTCGTGTAGCGGCATGCTCCAGTTTTGATTGTTGGCCTCGGCGCCGCCAATGTTGCGCGCCACGGTCGTCGAATACACCGGACCGAACTTGCTGCCCACGCTAATCGCCTCCGGAAAGCGAGGGGTTTCCTTGAAACTCATCAGGTATTCCTTGCCGCGGCGCGCTGCACGCCTTCATAGGCCGCGGCGGCGATCTGGGCTTGCGAGCGGTTATCCACGGCGCCGCTGATGGTGAATTGGTTCACCACGGTAACGCTTTTGCTTGGCGTGGCGCGCTGCTGTTCAGGCGTCTGCACAATGACCCGCTCGCCCGGCGTAACATGCAATTGCGCCAGTTGCGAATCGGTGCCGCCGCTGCCGCCGACATCCCAGCTGCCGCCGGTCGCCCCGTAGGGCACATCCGCCAGGGTGCCGCCAAAGGGCGTTGCGGCTAAGGTGCTATACGATGTGCCACCCCAGCCCAGATAATTCATCGCCTGGCCGATATAGCCGCCGAACTGGTCGCTGCCGCCCCGTGAAAAGGTGCGGCCGAATAGCAAAGCCTTGGCCTCGGCGGCCAGCGTGTCGGCCACCATTTTGTCGAGCGTGCTTTTGATATTGGTGCCGAAGTCTTTAAGATTGCCTTGCATCACATCAAAGAAAAAGCCGCTCATCGAGTGTTCCATTTCGGTGGCTGCCCTGTGCCAGATTTGCACGGATTGCTTTGCGGTGTCCTGCTGTTCTTTGAGATAGTCTTGCCAGCGTTGATCGGATTCATGCGCGGTCGCATTCGCGGTGAGTTCTTTATCGAGCGCGGCGCGGAAGTGATCGATGGCGTCGGCGCTTAGGCCGACGGTGTCGGCTTCGAGCTTGCGCATGGCGATCGCGCGCTCGCGTGCAGCTGTATCCAGGCCGATCAGCGAGGTCTCAAACTGTAAATTGTCGATCGTCTGCTTCGCCGCGCGCTGCTGGGCGAGGCGTGCGTCGGCTTCGGCCTGCAGCGCGTCTTCGGCTTTTTTGGACGCAGCGGCTTCGAGCAGCGCCACATCGAGCTCGGCCTTGCGGATCTCCATGTCGCGAAGTTTCACATCAACCAGCATGGCCGTGGTGCGAAGTTCTTCGCGCTGCGCCGGCGTGATAAGACTGTATTTCTGCCGCGCCAGATCGAGGTTGAGCTTTTCCAGCACGCTCGATTGCTTGTCGAGTTCGAGCTTTTTGGTGAGACCATCCATCAGCGAATCAAAGCCGCTGTCTTTGCCGGCGCCGCCGCGATCCTTGGGTGGGATCACAAAATCAAGCTGCGGCTTGGCGCGCATGCGCAGGTCGTTGGCGTCGAGCGAGCCTTCGCCGCTGGTGGCCAGCGCCTGCTGGCGCTGCTGATATTTCAAAAACGCGATGCGCTCAAGGTCACCCTTGTTCAGCAAATCGGCATCCGCAGCGCCGCCCCGGAAACCGGACGGCATGCGCTGCCTATTGGCCACATTGGCCGTACGCTGGTCGATATCGGCCTGCAGGCTTTCGATGTTACCGCGGATGCTGCGAAACGGATTGATGGTGCCCAGGGTGAGCAATGCAGCACCCAGGCTGCCGGTAATCTTGATGCCCTCACGCATCTGATCGACCAGCGAACCGAGCACCGGGATCACCAGGGTGGCGATGCCGTTTTTGGTTTCCTGCATCTGGCCATTGAGGCGCGCCCAGCTTTTCTCCAGCTCGCGCGCTGCCATCGCCTGCTCGGTGGTGACCTTGCCGTTCAAAGTACCTTGCTCGCCCAGCTCTTTCAGGTAGGGCAGCATCGAGGCGCCGGACTTGCCCATTAGCGCCATGGCGACCGCGACCTTGGCGGCGCCATCCTCGAACTTGTTGAGCGCGATGGCGATGTCGAGCATGGCCTCGCCGGGCTTTTTGGCGCGCACCTCTTCGATGTTCAGGCCCAACGATTTGATGGCGACGCCAGCGGCTTTACCGTCATCATCCGCAGAGTTCATATTCTTGGCGAGCTTGGTGAGCGCACCGCCCAGTTGGTCCATCTCCACGCCAGATACCTTGGCCACTTTGGCCAGGCCCGACAGCGTCTGCACGCTGTCGCCGGTGGTCTGCGACATTTCCATCAAGGCCGCGCGTGCGCTGACCGCCTTCGCGACGAACGCGGTCATGGCAACGCCGCCGGTGAGCGCCGCTGTCAAGGCCACGAAACTGCCATTCAGCTCACCCATTGCGCCTTGCACGCTTTTAAACACGCGCGTGGCGTTGTCGATCGCGGTGATCTGGAATTCGGTTTTTTCGATGTTGGTGCCCATGGGCGTGCCTCGTGTTACACCAAGCTGCTGCGGTAGGAGAGTTCAGCCGCAAAGTTTTTACTGAAGGTTTCAGCGGCCAGACGCTTCAGTACTGCCTGCACGTTTTTGTTCACAAACGCGCGCGGCAGCGACAGGCTGCTCAACTCGGCGATAGGCAGGTCGTTCTTTTTCTGTGTGAGGCGACTGCCGGGACCGAAACGGAACACCAAAGGCTTTACCGATTTCACACGGACAAACACGCCTTTGTGACCGCTTTTCATGGTGGCGATGAAGGCGTGCGGGATCAACTTGCGCCCACGCTTGATTTGGACGCTAACGCCTTTCTTCGTTTGCCGCGCGCTGAAATCAATCAATGGAATGCGGTCGCCTTTTAAGGTAATGATGGCCTCTAGTTGATCGCGCCGCGCCCGGGTGATCTTCAGTTCATCGCGGATGGCACCTGCTTTCAAACCCGGATACTCAGCGCGGATCTCGCGCACCGCCGCCGCCCGCACGGTGGTGGCAGTGCGGTTCAGCGCACTCACGGTGGCTTTTTCTTCCACGTCCTTGGCGAGCGTGCCGAAGCGCTTGCGCACATCTTCGAGGTTGCTTTTGATTTGCACCTGGATCATGTGGCGGCTCGTGGTTCGTGGGTCGTGGGTCGTGGTTGACGGGGCGTGAGCCGGGTTGCAAAGCCCAACTTAAGGCTGCTGTTTGCTTTGTGTTTCAAGATAGGCCCTGTCGAGTTCCTGCAGACACCTACGTTCAAACTCCGTTAGGCGGATATCGCGAAGGCGAGACCATGCGTCCATATCCAGCCAGGTGATGCTATTGGCGCCGAAGCCGTTGCTACCGCGTGCGTTGGATAGCTCGCAGAACCATCCCCAGACATAAGCCAGCTCGGGCGGACAAGGCGGACCGTCGAGGGCGGCGGGCCGTCTGCCCTGCCTGGCTGCCGCCTGGTAGTGTTGCCGCAGTGTGGCGCCATCGGGCTGGCGGACATTGAGCTCGAAGCCGTGGCGGGCGAACGCGATCAGTCGTTCGCGCCGCCCGGCAAAAAAAGCGCGCGGTCATGCACCGCGGTGTCGATCTGCTCGCCGATCCAGCGTAAGCCCCGTTTGCTGTATAGCGCCGTGGCCGCCTGCTGGCTGTAGGCAAGCGTCTGGCCGTCGCGCTCGATGCCGCGCCAGTCCTTGGTGAATGCGACCAGCATTTCTATTTTTTCCTGCGCCACGCGGCGCGCCGGATCCGGATCGCCTCCGCTGCCGCGCGACATCAGCTCCAGCCGCCGGCGCTGCATTTCGAGCTGCTTGTCTTCATACGCCTGGCTGTCCATGCCATAGAGCGTGATCCACATCTCCAGCGGTGCGCCAGTCGTAGGGTGTTTCAACTGCACTTCCACGCCGGCATTGGCGCGTTGTTCGGTATCGAGTGTTGCGAGGTCCATCGGGTTGTCTCCTTGGTTGAACAGGGCACCCAGCGCTGCCCATATCGGCCACTGAAGGAGGAGGACAGTGAACACGATGCAGACGCGCCAGGTGATCTGTTTTGTAATACGTGGTTACGCTTGTGAATCTTGGATCGCGATCGTGCTCTGTTCGCTGCTGGTGCCGCTGCCGCCAGCGCTATTGTAAAGGGCGTCGAAGGGAAAGGTCTGAATCAGAGCCTTCATGCCATCATCTTTACTGGCATCAGTCACCTTGATACGCGGGAAAGTGAAGGTGGTGAAGTCACAGGCGGCGGCGTTACTGGTAGCCAGGGCAACCGCCAGGCTAACCTCGGTTTCATTAATGAAGTAGTCACGCATGGTCGCGTCGATAAACTGCGCGGTGAAGCTTCCATCCACTACAATGCGCCCTTCGGCGATGTCGGCGTAGGTGTTTTGCCCGACCACAGGGTCGGCCGTCATCTCCCCCTTGATGGCGAAAGTTAATCCCGTCACATTGGCGACGGCGGCGCCCTGGACCATCAGCAGGCCGTTGACCGCGGCCAGGATGCCGGTGCTGGTTTCGGTGGTGGGACTGGTGAAATATTCGCTGCCCGCCGTAGTGATGTCCTTGCCCATCAACTGCATGCCGATGGTCGCCATGCCGGTGGCCGGCAGGCCAATATCGAGCTGCTGGATCTTGCAACCGCTGAACACCTCGGACAGTGTGAGGTCGGTGTGATAGTGCTCGAAGCTGTACGACAGATCAGTGTGCCCAGTGGTGGGTGCGTAGGTGGTCTTGCCGGTGAGGGTGAAGGTGCAGCCGGAGATCGGCCCCTCAGCCACCAGGGCCACGCCATTGAGCGGCATCACGGTGAGCACGGTGGCTGACAGCGAGAGGATCCACAAGTTTTTGCTGATATTGGCGGCGTTCAGCGAACCGACCGACAGGCGCCCGCAATAGCCGGCCTTAACGCCATCGGACAGCCAGGAGCCGGTGCTGCGCGTGACGGTATAGGTGGGGCCGCTGCCGGCAATGGTGATCGACACGCTACTGATGGCGGTCACCGATGCCCAGGCGCGGCGCACCGCAGCGGCCATGAAATCCTTGTAGGTGCCGGGCGAGAGTTCGCCCGTGATGGTGCCATCAACGCTGCGGATGCCGTGACGCACATCGTAGCGTTGATAGTTCGAGCGAAGTTCATTGGACTCGTAGCGTGCTTTTTTCAGCGCGAGGGTGCTGGAAACACGCCGCAGCAGTTGCGCGCTGGACGCCGACGGCACAGTGCCCCAGGCGGATTCGACTTTGTATTTGAGCTGCTTGGCAACGCCGACGGCAATGGTCATGGTGATGCTCCTGTCAGGAAATTAAAGCGGGGTGCCCGGCGCGTTCATCGCGGTGTAAGCCAGGCATTCATAGGTGAGAGTGGTAATGATCACCACTTGCTCGCCGGTGGCGTCGCGCTCGGTTTCAATGCGACGCAGTTGCGCATACTTCACGGTGCTGGATATCGTGTTGGCGTTGGCGAGAGCGGTCTCAATTTCCAGCTTGCTCGCATCGGCATTGTCGTCATAGCTAGCGATCGCCT